GTGGTGGCAGCAGTGGCAGCGGTGGTGGCAGCAGCAGAGGATTTGATTCAAATGCATACGCTGAGTTTGTCGATGCAGAAAGATCTCTAAATCTATATAGAAGAATTAAAACTTCAATAGGCGATATTTCAAGGAAGGCTGCTGAAGTGCAAGAGGCGGTGCTAGGCTTTAGAGTTTTAAACGAAGTGACTAAGGGACTTATTGTCAAAGACAGGGAATTTGCACAAGAAGTCCGACAAGTGGCATATGAAACAGCAGGGGTAACAAAAGAATCTAGGGGCCTACAACATGCATATGAAGATATAGGTAAAACCTCTAAGATAACCGGATTTGATAGAGAACAATCTACAAAATCATATTTAGGAAATTTAAGAAAAGGAATCAAAGATCAAAAGTTAGCAATGGGTATTTCTAAAGCCCAATTAAATACAGAAAAAATGATAGGAGTACAAGCTGGCACCTTGGCGGATCAATTCTCCAGCATGAGTTTATCCACTGGAATGAACGCAAGACAAATGGCTCAGTTTGGAAGAAGCATACAAGATACAGCAAGAAATACAGGAGTAACAGGTGATAATCTTGCTAATGCAGTAAAACAAAGCGATCAATTTATAAAAAATCTAAGAAATGGAGCAAGATTAACAACAACAGCTGCCGGAAATATGGTCGAAATGATGGCAAGCGCAGAGAAATTCGGTGTTAGCGAACAATTAGGTTCAATTGCTGGGGTTGCAACCAAGGGATTAAGCGGATTGATGGAAGCATCATCACAACAAAAGGCTTTATTATATCAAGCTGCAGGTGCCATGGGAGCAACAAGCGAACTGATGTCTGGTACATTATTGAGTACTAAAGATGGAATGAAAAAGTTGGCAGGAGGAATGGAGAGTATTCTTGGTAACTTTGGAATAACTTCACTGGATCAGATAGCAAACATGAGCGATGAGCAGAAGTCCATAATGGATATGCAATTAAGATCTGCGTATGGTATGGGTCTTGGGGAATTCAAACAGAGCATAGAAAGTTTAAAAGAATCTTCAAAGGGATTAGATGAAAAACTAAGCGATATAACAGCTAAACAAAAACAAAACTTAACTCTTGAAGAGCAAAGAACTCTAATGGAACAAAAGAGATCACTAATGACAGGCGGATCGCTTGGCATAATGTCTCAACTTGATGAGGTGGCAAAAAGTGCTGGAAGTATGGATAAGGCTTTCGAGAAATTTGGATCAAAATTGCCAGGCATGGATAAAGATCTAAAGGCACTGGGAATAACGGCAACTGATTCAAAGGGAGTTGCGAAGCAATCTATAGAAACTGCTCTCAAGGGCATAAACGAAGGTTTAAGGAAAGCAAAGAAAAAAGAATTAAATATTACTTCAAGCCAGATAGAAAATGCCTTAAAAGATCCAGTGGCATTCAGAGAGATCTCAGACAAAATGTCTGACGCCAATGCAGAATTAGGAGTAACTCAAAAAAGCCAAGTAGACGCTCTAACAGATGTTAATCAATCTATAATAGAGCTCAATGATACTTTAAGAAATAGCACGATGGGATCAATAAATGCTTTTCTAGATTCGGGTATTGCTAAATTTACCGCTGGTGTCCTGGGGGGGATGGGTGGAATAACAGATATTCTTTATCAAGGAGCAGAGTTTCTTGTAGGGCAGAAAGAGATGGACACATTATCAAAAGCAGCAAAAGCTGGAATTGGCACCGAATTTATTGATTCTGTGTCTGAGGTGGCTAAAGAAAAATGGAAGAGTATGCAAGCTCTTGCTCCTGTTTTGGGTAATTTTGGTCAAGCGGCCGCTGCCGCCATTGGTCCTATAGCTGCAATAGCAGCAGGTGTAATTGCATTAGTTGGAGGAGTAACTGGCGCTATGGCTGCCGCAGAACATGCGGCAGAGATATTTGGAACATCCCAAGAAAAATTGACTACTGCTGAGTATTATGCGGCTAAGGGTGCTGGCGCAGTTACGGGTGCATTAAATTATTTAACTTTTGGAATTTTTGATAGTCTATTGGGATCAACAGGAACACTGACTATAGCATTGGCAAAGTTTAATAAAATGATTCCAATATTAAGTGCAATAATGGTAATCATAGATTCTGTTTTAGGTGTGCTCTGGGGGATAGCGACGAGTATTGTTGATATTTTCATGGGAATAGGCGAGATGGTTTATTTCGCAATCGCTCCCATAGGCAGCGTCTTTGTTGCCATCGGTGATGCAGTTGGAAGTATACTTGGACCATTATTTAATTTTAACTCCAAGATGGAAGAGACCGGCAGCTTCTTTACAATTTTTGCAAATATTTTTGGGGGCATAGGTAAAGCCATACGAACTGTTTTGAGAGTTGTTGGCATGTTCATTGGCGGAATAGTTAGTTTATTCACAATGGTGTTGGCTCCTGTGATCAGAATTATAGGAAAAGCCATAGGACTTGTTACCTCTGTGATAGGGATGTTGTTGAATTCATTATACAACAGAGCATTGGGAATACTTCAATTCTTTGAAGGTGTGTTTACTTTAAACTTAGGCAAGATTTTTGAGGGCATGGGAAGATTTATTGGAGAGACATTGATCTTCACATTTAAAGTATTGTTTATAGAGATACCTAAAATGCTACTAAACATATTTGTTTTTGCATTTAAAGTATTGTTTATAGAGATACCTAAAATGATTCTTAATCTATTCATGGGCATTCCAAGAATGCTATATGATAGTTTAGCCTCTCTGGCAACAAGTGATTGGGTTGGACCAATATTCCAGCCTTTCTTAGAAATACTGAGTCCTATAAGTGATGCAATGGGAGAACTATACAATGCATTTGGATCATTATTTGATGCAATAGGAACCTTGCTAGATCCCATATTTTATTTATTTGAATCTATTTTCGGAGTAAGTGAAGCGGGAGAATCGGGTTTTAGTGCCATGAATTTGCTAAAGGGAGTTGTATACGGTCTATCAACAGTAATAGGATCTCTTATAAGAATTGCACTTTTCCCTTTACAAATAGTAATTCAGGCGTTGGTGACTCCTATAAATGCTGTAGTATGGGTCATCAATCAAATAACATCGGCAATAAATGGATTAGTATCTTGGGCAAAAGGTTTGGTAGACGCCATATTAAGTCCGTTTAAATGGCTGTATGATATTTTGGTGGGTCACTCAATAATACCTGATTTAGCAACTTCGATAGTGTCAATATTTGGGAAAATGGCCTTCGGAGTTATAGGGGGTATGGCAAGTATGGCTTCTAACGTAATAGGTGGTATGGCAAAAATGGCCACCAACGTTATAGGTGGATTGACAAATTTGCCAAGTTTGGCAGTAAGTGCTGTAGGGAAAGTTAAAGGATTAGTGGGGGATGCACTTAGTCTATCATCTAATCTATTCTCTGGTTTTGTTAAAGGATTTTCAACAGCAAGTGGGGCCCAAGAAGGATTTTTCTCATCAATCTCAAAAGGATTTTCAAGTATGATGGGAACAAGTGGCGTGGCTAAGATAGGAGATTTCTTTAAAGGAGTAGGTTCAAAAATAAAAGATACATTCAGTCCTTTGGCAAAAGGATATTCGAGATCAAGAGAACAAGGAGGAGGAATACTATCATCTCTTGGAAAGGGATTAACAAGTCAAGTAAAATCAACATCCACAGGTAGAGGTGCATTAAATGTTGCAGACAAAGGAAAGAACGCAGTATTAGGAACAGCCGGCAATTTACTTGGTGGCGTTAAAGGAAAAGCAGGCAAATTACTCGGCGGCGTAGGATCTATATTTGGATCTATGTTGGGCGGAGGAGATGATGCATGTGCTTGCAGTGCAGAGGCAGCACAATCTCTTGAAATTCCTCTATCAAAAGGAATGAAAAATCTAAAGAATCAAAATGCAAAAAGTTTAGGCAATGCAGCTGAAAAAATAGCTGGCAAATCGAGTAAGGGATTCTTGGGAGGATTAAAAAACAAGGTTGATTCAGGTATTAAATCTGGCAAGGGATTGGTAGGAAGTATGTTTGGTAAAGCCGGTGGAGCAGCAAGCAAAGCCGGAGGAATTTTGAGTAAAGGAACAGGCTTGATGAGCGGGTTATTTGGCAAAGCAAGTGGAGTTGCTGCCAAGGCAGGTTCATTGTTCAGTAAGGGCGGCGGTTTAATGGGAAGTATGTTTGGTAAGGCTGGTGGTTTTATAGCAAAAGCCGGATTGGGCGGAGTGGGTAAAAGTTTATTAAAGAAACTACCGGGTATAGGCGCATTGGCAGGAGCAGGATTTGCTTTATCGGCATTGGTTCAAGGAAACGTTGGAGGAGCAGTAAAAGAATTAGCAAGCGGGCTAGCTGGTGCAATTCCGTTTATAGGCCCAGTTCTATCGGCAGGAATCGACTTCTTTGGGGATGGATTAATAAGTGGCGCAGGAAAACTAGCGGGTAGTGCTTGGGAAGGAGCAAAATCAATAGCGAGTAGTGCATGGGAAGGTGCAAAAAATTTAGGATCAACACTGTGGGAGGGTACAAAAAATTTAGGATCAACACTGTGGGAGAGTGCAAAAAATTTAGGATCGACACTATGGGATGGGGCGAAAACTATTGGTAAGGGTGCATTATCAGTAGGCAAGTTCGCTCTAGATACGGCAACACTACCAGCCAGAACACTCGCATCTGCCGCTGGGTGGGCTGGCGGGAAGATTGCTGGATTCTTTGGGGGAGCAAATAAGGCAGCGGAGACGGGAGCTACCACCGCAAACAAGATGAGTATGCCAAATCCGGTTTATCCATTAAACAATACAATAGGATCTGTAACAGCATCTACTGCGAGGATGACTGATATTGGGGAATCAATACAAAGAGATACAGCAACATCCGGAGCAGCAACATCGGAAACTTCCGAACTTAGTACAATTGCAGAGTCTGGTCAAACTCAGGTTGAAAAATTAGAGAACATGATAACTCTATTAGAAGAGATGGTAGGGTTCATGAAGCCCTCACAGAGTTCTGGGGATGGTGGACAATCAGCAGCAAGTACTGCTACTAACTACGTATCATCTAGTCCTCCAAAATATTATAAATGGAAAACTGGGAAGCACGGACAAGGATCAAGCAAGGGAATAACAAGCATAGGAACGGTGGGATAATATGAGTGATGCAACAGATGGTTCTGGTCATCTCCTTGATATAGCTGACTGCTATATCAAGGTGGAGGGTCGTACAATAAAGATGAATATATTACCAGATATATCTGATAGTAAGTCTGCTTCTTATAATGATGAGCCCGTGATCGGCAGAAGTTTTCCGATGAAAACTTATAGCCACTCGGAAAACAGATCAATTAATTGGACTGCTTATTTTATTGTAACTCAAGAAACCGACATAGAGAAAAATTTAATGGCATTAAGAACAATAGAGAGTGCAGTCTACCCTAGGGTTGGTAATTTTGAACCATATGCTCCGCCCCCAGTATGTGCATTAAGATGTGGTCACTTGTTAAAACCCGGTGGAGAAATGCTTGACACATGTGCGGTTTTACGCTCATATAGTGTAAAATTCCCAACAGATGTTGCATGGGATAGCAGGACTAAACTTCCTTATAAATTTAGTGTGGATATGACATGGGAAGTGATTTATGAAAGCAATGATTTACCAGGTCATGGTAGAATATTTAGGGTAGGTGGTTAAAAATGTCTAATTATTACGAAAAAACAAGCATACAACCTTCTAAATTTGTTGGAGTCTCTAGCAGATATGCAGAGAGCGAGGTTGTGTATTATACAGAAAATAAACTTTTAACATTCAAAACATATAAAAAGAATAGCTATACCCCTAGCGCAAATGATAAATATACAGTTATAACAAAAGGATATGAATACAGACCCGACTTACTATCAAATCAAGCTTATGGAACTCCTGATTTTTGGTGGAAAATACTAGAGGTGAACGGGATGAAAGATATTTTTGAATTTAGGAGCGGCGAAAACATAGTAATACCAAATAACATATTATTTTAAAGGTTAAAAATGGCAGTACCGAATAGCAATTTTCTCGAAGATTTAGAAAAATACGGATGCTTTGATGGCGATAAAGACTACATAAAAAATCTTTTGAATGAAAATCTACAACCAGAAAAGAATCCCCTAAAAAAACCTCTAGACGGTCACTCTTTTGCTCCATTTGTTGAATTAAGATTATTTAGTAAAAAATTTGGTGTGGACATACTAACAGTAGGAAACAATTCGTCCCCAAAAAATGGAAATACGGCCGTGATTAAATCGATGGAGTTTGGAACATCCGAAGGCATGGGTTGTGTAGTCGAGATATTCGATGAGATGGGAGGAAGTTTTGAAAGAGCATTCAATGCATTAAATAAATCTCTTTATGACTCAACAGAAGATGGAACAATGAATTTTGTGCTAGATTTTGGTTGGATAGTGGAAAGGACTGGTACAGTTTGTGGTGAGAAGTCCACAGGTTTCAAAAAAATATCAGTTTCCGACCCTAAGGGAGACGGAAAACCTGGAGATGGAGGGTTCATAAGATTAAATCCCATAAGCGCAAAAATAGTATACGAACAAGGCAAAATAAAATACACCATAGAAGCAAATGATGCGCAATCAAGGATAGCAGAAGCAAGAGTGGAATGCGCCATAGGAAGCGACCAAAAAAAAGTAGATTTAAAACAAGCAATAAAAGATTTATTTGAGAAAAAAGAACCGGGTCCTCAACTAAAAGTGCAATTCTTAGATTCAAAGGGAAAATCTGAATTTAAATTTAAAGTGTCGGATGGAAATGGCGGAAAAGATGGAACCGATAAAGGCAATGGGCCAAAAGGTGTTTGGACAACCAATCAACAAAATAAATTATCTGCTGTTAGGAGATGGATAGCTCCTTTAACGACAACCAATAACAAAGGATTGATAATGTATTGGGAAGGCAAAAATGATGGAAAAGATCCAAAGATAGGGGGAACCATAATAATACAAGAAGATCCTGGGCCGGATTTATGTAATCCGATAACTGACTGCAAAGAAAGAAATCTTGGAACATATATTATCAATGGAGGTGATCTTAGCCCAGTATTAAGTTTTAATCCAAGTGTTAGTTGGATGTTTGGAGCCAACTCTAAATCAGGCGGTGCCCAATCAGCGGTTAGTGGTAATTATGCTAAAATGGAAGGAAACAAAGATTGTCCAAAAGGTGACAAAAGGGGCAAGGGAGGAACAAGTACAAACTCAGCTCCCGGTGGATCACAAATGCATTACAGAGATCCGGGTAGTCAAGCAAAAGAAACAGCAATCTCCGATGCGGCCCATCAAGCAGCTAATAGCCATATGGAGGGTTTAAGCCCAATTGAAGCAGAACTTAGGATACTGGGGGATCCATCCTATTGTTTTCCTATTAACATGAAAGGTAAAATGCTTGCTTTAGTTGTTATCAACCCTTTTCATGTTAGAAAAAATACTGTCCAGTTTGATAGCAATATAAAGGAGGTGCTGAACTATACTGGGCCCGAGGCTGATAAGCCGGACCTCGATGTGAGTTTTAGATCAACAGGCATAGACTGGTTGTCTACCCCAAAGGTCAATCCTATTTTCAGTAACAAGAACTGGATGATAAATGGAATAAGTCATCAAATAAGAGAAGGACAATTTTCTACTACATTAAAGTTAATCCTATCAGCGCCGGGTGTTGACTTGCAACCTGACGCTAAATTGGGCGGCGGCCTCGAAGGCCCAGTTTTTAGTATGCATAATGAAACAGATGTAAATAGATGTGATAAAAAATAAAGGATAACTAAATGTTTGCTAATGAAAAAGAATTAAAAGCACTTGAATTAAGACTCTCCACAATAGAGGAGAGATTTGGTGCGATGAGATATGAAACCAAGTCTGTAGTTCAAAGCGAATTAAACGATGGGCTAAAGATACACATGCAAGATGAAACTTTGTTTGGTGTCTATGTAGCCCTCTGTGTTGATACAATAGATATATGGAAAATGAATAGAATAAGATTCTTTTGTCCATTGTTGCATAATCCAAAAACACCAATAGATGAACTGCCTTGGGCAATGCCCATATCTAGCATGGGAGGCTTTGATGATTGTGGTTTAAATTGGGTGCCCCCGGCAGGGTCTGCGTTGGTTATTTCATTCGAAGGAGGCAACAGAGAATCTCCATATTATCATGGTACAGTTTGGAATAGAGATAGAGGACAAGGAAGAAACTCTTGGTCAAGTAATATTAAAGAATATCAAGAAGTACATAGTGGGCACAGAAAAGGATACTTAGTTGGGGATAATAAGGAATCACAAGTTCTTCCTCCTTGGAATACGGAGAGCTACAATGGATTCGATTTAAATTCTATAGTAGATTTTTCAAGCGATGCAGAAGCTCGAAAAAGAATAACTTATCCAAATATTTATGGATTTAAAACACCAGAAAAACATATGGTAAAAATGGTTGATGGTGATCCAAAATGTAATAGAAGATGGAAAAGATTGGAAATAATGTCGAGCTGCGGGAACTGGATGATGTTTAAAGACGATCATATTCATTATTGTGGTCAGTGGGCACATCCTAGTTGTGGAGCTAAACCAGGAGATGTAAGTTGCGTACAAGGTCAAGACGAAGGCAGTCCTGTAGATGATACAACCAGACTGGGTATCAGAAATGGGGGCTCCAATACAAACACAGGAGCACTTTCATACAATCCTAAAGAAAAAACAAGTTGTGTAGGAACTCAAAGTAATAATAAAATAATTGGCGGACATCCTAGTACCGGGCATCCCGAATCAAAATATCCAGATAACCAAGTAGGTGATAATCCATACTTTAAACATGAAAACGAATGCAGGCCATACAAAGGTCCAGGTACTCCACAAAATAATAAGTGCGATTTACCACAAACTGGGATACAGTTCACAAGCATAAGCGGGCACACCTTTGTGATGGATGATAGCGTAGAAGAACCGGGTGGAACATTAGGATGGGAGAGATCTTTAAAACCATTTGACTTTGGATGTAATGATAATTTTGCAGGTCGTTCGTATTGGAAGTCAACCACAGGTCATTTGATAGAAATGAGCGATGTAGAAAAAACAGGATTAAATAATTCAAAATTAAGAGCCGAAAATAATTACATAAGAATAAAAAGTGCCACAGGAAATAAAATAGAATTAAATGATCATACGGTAGGTAGCGCCAATTGCCCTGGTTGTCCCCCTAACATAGCGGGCAGTCAAAGAGGTATTCACCTACAAAGCACATCCAATCACACCATAGATATGTGCGATGATACCAATGAACAATGCGCACCATGCAGAAAAGAAGGAGGAGTCCCAGCGGCAAAAGCTAAAAAAGCTTATGTTAAAATTAGAAGTGGGTATGGATTAGAGATGATAATGAGTGACTCTAATATACAAGAACCGGAAACTCAACAACAATACATTCAAATAAAAGCTCCTCAATACACCAATGATTGTGGTCCCCATATTTTTAGAATGCAAGAAAATAAATCTCCAGAAAGATCATTAATATTTTTAAGAGCAGGCGGGAAGTATATAACATCCACATGCAAGGATAAAATAGATATAATAGGCGATAAAGAAAAAAATCCATCAGATTACATAGAGGTAATCAGTAGATTAAAGCTTGTATCCACAGAAGATTATTATGTAAATATAACTAAAAAATCTCATTTATTCTTGGCTGACGAAAATATATACTTACTGGCTGGCAAAGACTGTGAGGATAAAGACGGGAACCCGACCCCATGCGTCGGACCAGTTTTAGTTTATGAAAACGGATGCATAAGACTTAGTGATAGAGTTTTTGCAAGCGCTAGCAAGAGTGCGCCAGCTGCAAGTATATTTATGCTGGAGCCATTGGTTAACTGCCCAACAAGTTAAAGAAATAATTATGAAAAAATTTTTAGGTTCGCCATATCCAATAACCAAAGGTCCTCACGGATTTTTTAGAACTCAAAGCGGTGTATCTCAAATAAAATCAGATCTACTAGTCTTATTGCTTACTAATCCTGGTGAACGTGTATTCCTTCCAGATTTTGGCACCCCTCTTAAAAGACTAATATTTGAACAAAACGACACAGCTCTAGAGACATTGGCCAGAAACATGATAATATCTTCTATAGAAAGATGGGAGCCAAGAATAGTAGTGAATCAAATAGAAGTTTCTAGTCAAGCATCGAGAAGTGACCTTGATTCTTATGACAAATATGAGGATATAGATAATATACTAAGCATTAAGATCATATTTGTAGACCCAGATCAAATATCTGAGGTTCAAGAATTAAGGCTACAAATTCCTTTAACCTAAGACTATATTATAATATGAATAATTGCCCATTTGATATAACTCCGTATGCTCAATCTCAGAACATAAGTAAACCCAATATATTTAATTTAAATTATACCAACCAAGATTTCTGGTCTATGAAGACTAGACTTGTTGAGTATGTACGTCAAAAATTTCCGACAGAGTTTAATGATTTTGTAGAATCTTCTGTGGCAATTATGCTAATAGAGAATTGGGCTTTTATAGCGGATACTCTTAGCTTTAAAATGGACCAAATAGCAAATGAAATATTCATAGACACTGTGACTGAGGTGGAGAATGCATTTAGACTATGTAAATTAATAGGATTCAACCCCCAGCCTCCTATTTGTTCCAGATCTCTTTGGACAGCTAAAATAAATAATGTATTGAATTTTGATTTAAATATACCCGCCCCATTTGATGTGACAACAACGTCGGGAGACCAACTTATAAGAATAGAATTATTTCCTGCAGACGCTAATAACAACCCAATATTTGATCAAAGTATAGTGGTTCCTGCGGGGGGTTTCGTAAATGCAAGTATAGTAGGATTAGAAGGAACAACTAGACTGGACACGACTGATGGAACGGGTGCACCTAATCAAATAGTAAGTCTGGGGTATCCTTCGGTGATATATGATAGTATTAGAGTTTATGTTGATGGAGTTGCATGGAATCAAGTAGATTACTTCACAGACAGCCAACCAAGAAGAGAGTATCGAGTAGAGTTTGATTCAAATTACTCGGCATTTGTTATATTTGGCAACAATAGAGTGGGACTAGTGCCATCTGGTGGCTCTATAGTGGAGGTTGTGTATAGAACGGGCGGCGGAACAATAGGAAATATAGTAGCAGGTTCAGTGGAAACTCAAACAATTATAAATCCAACAGGATATGAATTAAGTGTTCCTGTTGCTTTAAATAATTATACTAAAGGAGAGTTTGGATACAATGGAGATACAATAGAAGACATAAGAAGAAAACTACCACAGTATTTAAGAACTCAAAATAGAGCCGTAACCGGGACTGACTACAAAACAATCGCAGAACAGTTCGCAAGTCCATATCAAGGACAAATCGGAAAAGCAACAGCTGTTTTAAGAAATTATGGTTGTTCGGCAAATATAGTAGACATATATGTTCTTGCTCGACAAGACGAAAGCAATTTAGAATTAGCAACTGACCAGCTGAAGTCAGAACTTAATGCCCATATAGATCAAGTAAAGATGATAACAGACTATGTTTGTCTAAGGGATGGAACAGTATTGATGACTGCCGTTTATATTGATATATTTATGGATAGGTTGTATAGAAAATTTGAAGATGAAATAAGAGAAAAAATAAATAGAAGAATGAATAGCTTCTTTCTTATTTCCAATTGGGATTATGGAAAAATACTAAGGGATATAGATATAATAAAACAATTGTCGGATATCAAGGATCCAAATAGATATGAAGTTTCATTCGCAACAGATGACGGAAACAGTAGTATAATTACCCCAAAATTTAACGAGGTAATACGTCCTGAATCGATACAGATCAACTTTACTTATGAGACCAATTAGTTATGATATTAACAATAGATCAAAATCCTTCTATCGCAGATCAAATATTATTTACATTTACTACAAAAGATGTTAATAATAAAACAATTGATCCATATAAAGTAAATTCACTAAAAATATATTTCATAGAGAGAGATTTTGCAAGCACGTATAATAAAGAATATTCTGCGGACGCTTATTACAATCATGATTACATCCAAGGAGAAATTCACAAAGGAACTACTCTCGGTAATGGCCAAGGTGAGCAGGTTATCAAATTTATAACAGAGCACTCACCAATTGTAAAAGGAACTTTAAATGGAACTATATTTAGAGGTTCAAATATAGTAAACACATTTACAGTAGACAAAAAAGATAGATTTATACTAACCGATATAAAGACAGGTGGAATTTCCCCGGCGTTTAAAGTTAATTGTGGAAGCATAAATTTGGATACAGGCGAAGTGAGTTTGACCTGGAACAGAGATCCTTCGAATTACAAAATAATAATTAACTATGAATATAAAATGCCAAATGGCAATGATTTCTTTTACTATAAAGAAGCAACTCCTGTGGAGATGTTAGGAAGTGAACTTTTTCCTGCTTGGCTATCAACAGATCAAGAAAAGACACTAATTGTTAAGGATGATTGCTCAGAAGGATTTTTTAATTATACATGGGATCCATCAGGAAGAAGAGAAGGAGATTATTTTATATGTTATACTTGGACTCCTTATGCAGGTGCTTCTGCACTATCAAGTCATGAAAAATTTTATTTAAATGGATCGACGTTATTAAACACGAGTATACCAAGTCATCAAACTGTTGCGGGTAAGTATGAAGAGCTATTAGAACGATATTTACCAGAGATGTTCAAAACTCTAATATCAGACGACGACAGAACACCAGACGTTTTAGATAATTTCAATAAGTCTGTGGCCAAGGGCTTCACTTTTTTAGAAGATCTAACAAACCAAATGGTGGATTTGTTTGATGCAAACGTAATAAATGAATCACTTTTAAGTTATTTGGGTAATACTCTTGATCTAAAATTTAAGAGTTCAGATCCCACCTTATGGAGAAGGCAAATAAAAGAAGCGGTCCCTCTTTTTAAGAAAAAGGGGTCCATGCAAGCTATGAGAGAATCTTTCTCTCAGGCGGGAATGAAGTTACTACGACTAGTGAATCATTGGCAGATAAAGTCTCCTTACTTCTATATTGATTCTTTTTTCTATAACCCTGAGATGAAGGGATCTTTTACACTTACAAAAATTATATTAAATCATGTTGGGGGAGAAAGAGATTATTTACCCAAAGCATTTTTATTAAAATCAATTTCTAAAAATGAAATTGAGTTAGATTTTAATGAAAGCTTCAGAATATCACAAGATAATCCTTTACAATTGACCTGGAAGTCAAATCAATATGTCCTGGGGATGGATGATATAGTTAGAGTTGAATACTATTATAAAGAACCAGCAAATGAGAAAGAAAGAAATCTCGAGAAATATATAAAATCTTTACCATTGGCAGATGACAGAGACGAGTACAACATTTTAAAAGATTCACAGGTATTCAGACAATATCCATTAAAAAACTGGAATGTCAGATTAATAAGAGAAGATGATCCTTTTATAGGATTAATTTTAGTTGAGCATCACCCTTTTCATGAAGACTTAATTTTCGGAAAAATAAGAACAGAATTTCCATATTCCGAGAATGTTTACAACATGGAAGAATATAACGGCAGCACAAGAGATTCAAAGAATCCATGTGATATAGATAAAGATTTTATAGATCCTTGCTCTTATTGCCGATCAGGAAAATTTGATGTGGACCTAGAGATAGAGAGATTATCTTCAGATAGATTATTGGAGGTAAAAGATATAATAACAGAAAACGCACCTTTTCACTCAGTTCTTAAAACAATAAATATATTTGGCAATAATAGTGAATTTGTTACTCCGCCTGTAGAAGAATATGAGATACTAATAACACATAATTATTTAGAGTCAAGCATAGCCGGGGGAGAAAACATATTTAATAGAAATAAATTTATGGAGAACATTGTTGGAAGGAGTGATCTAACAACTAAAAGTTTTGTAAAAACAAGTGTGATTAATTTTTACAATAAAGAAAAAGTTCTGTTCTGTCCAGATATTAATTTTGGATCGCTTTCTATTGGCAGCGATTGTTACGTAGAGGTTTTGTCGCCGCATGGCGTGTATGGTGTAAGTGGCGGCAATAAAAACCAAATAAATATAAATAACAAAAAAGACATACTGGTCGAGCCAATAAATAATTCTCCATTTATTTTTGATATTTACAATGAAATATTTCAATCTATGGCATCTTTAGAGCGAGAGGATGTGATTGAATTAGAAGATCAATCAGTTAATTTTAAGAACTTAGACGATATGCAAAGAGTAAAAATAGTCATCAATGGAACAGATCACTATCTAGATATTATAAAAGTAATGAGCCCCGATATGCTTCTATTGAGAAATAATGATTTAATAATAAGTGATAATTTGTCATCGAATTACAGAGTGTTAAACTCACTAAGCCAAGAAATATTATTAAAGGGAACTTCTAAATTATCAAGATGCGACATAAAATACACAAACAATTCAAAAGTTACTCTCAGTGAAGATATGTTAGATAAAAAAATATTAAAAAATTACAATAATTTTTTAAGCTTCACAAACAACAGCACGAATCATCTGTGTAAAATCACATTAATACAAGACAACTATGTATACATTACCGGATATAATGGTAGTAATTTAGGTGGAGTACAAGTTAAGTTTCGTCAAAATTTAGCAGAAAAGAAGTCTGGCTACTTTGGATATAACGGGATATTAGCCAAAACAAATGGAAACTTAAAAACAGAATTAAGCATAAGAAATGAAGATGAGGAAACTAACTCCAGTGATTCGTTTAAAGAAGATTATGCTTTATACGTAAATTCCAACGGTAACTACTATTTTATATCTGAGGTAGATTATAATAGTGATACAAATACAACTATCATGAATTTATCTGGTGTTTTTGATAATTTTGGCACCGATAGCACAAATGGAATCCAAAATAATGTTAGTATATATAAATACACCAAAAATATTTCTGAGATAGTGGATGATTATACAATGAAAGAAGAAGTCCTGAAGATAGGCAGAAAAAGTAATGAAATTATAGAAAAATCTGAGCAGCAGAGTTTGAGTGTACAGTCTAACTCAAAAAATGGACCCACAGATTTTTCCGAGCAGAACGAAAGCATTCAGATAGTAATAACAAATCTAGACGGAACAAAAGAAAGAAAAGAATTATGATCAATAATGACCAAAAAATAAAGGGTTTCGTAGATATTTGCGTAGAGGATAGAAGAAAAAACAAAATATCATATACGATAAACAATGCAATATTGAAATCCGGAAAGTCTGCTCTTGCTATGAGTTTGGCAAATGAACTCAGTGGACAATATTACCCATTTTATGTAAACTCAATAGTATTTGGAAGCGGAGGAATGGTTGATGGAAAATTAAGAACTGTTAACTCCGATAGGTCATCTTTGTTTGGCTCAACAGTAATCTCCAAGCCTATAATATCTAGTATTGATCCAAACATACCAACACAAGCAACATTTACATCTGTGTTGACTTTTGATGACGCAATAGGACAGACCATAAATGAAATGGCCCTAAAAATGGCTAATGAAAGTTTGTATAGTATGGTAACATTCCCGGATTTAATGAAAACTAAAGACATTCAAATAACTTGGAATTGGCGCATTAATTTCATCTAATAATTTCTATATAATTTATGCCAAATACTACAACAATAGCACCGGTGCCACCTTTAGACGCTTACGGAGTTCCACTATATCAGCCTAATGACCCCTATCATTTTGACTTTGATAACAAGCCGATAAAAACATTGGCAATGAGGGATCAAATACTAGCAGGGCAAATAAATCAAAATACACAAACACTAAGAGACAGTGCAGGTAATTCAGGCAGCTTACCTTCAAGGCTAGATAAATCCATAGATAGAGACGGAAACTTGAAAAAAGAAGCAGTGGACCAGTCTATGCACAACATAGCGTTTCACTCAGATGGCACCAGAAACGTCACTCAGCGAGAGATGGATGAATATAATTCTCTAGGTTATCTGTTAAATTCACAACCAGAATTTGTGGTTATGTTAAGGGCCGAGAGAGATAAACTTTCTCAAATAACTGCGGATGCCAATAACATAACATTTAAATTTCCGGGGATCACCAATCCAGTAGATGATGGAACTATAGAATTCCAAGATTCTTATGGAATTTATTGGGAGATAAGTAACCCAGGAAACAGGAATATAGTAGTTAAACCTATATTAAAGAATGCCACTGATCATAAACATTTTTATGAAGTTACACCCGTATTAATAAACGGGCAGTATAAAATATCTGGGATTCAGAGTTTCAAAAAAGATACTTTAAGAGTATATGTAAACGGAATAAGAATACCTTCTTGTTCACAATCTTGCTCATATAGTGATGGCGTTTATTTCCCCAGCTTTGATACAGCTACTACCACTCAACCTCCGCAATTAAAATCACCAAATTCTCTTTGGAAAAATTTATACTTTACAGAGATAAATGAAGAGGCAAAATTTACACTCTCTTCCACAATATCCAACTATGATAGAATATTTGTAGATTATGAGATAGAAGTAATTCAATCTGCTCCGACTACAACATTAGCACCAACCACCACTACTACAACTACAACAACCACTTCTTCTCCTTTTGGACCGGAAAACATATTTGTATCAGACTCCACGGGAAATTATGGAAGTTTAACAAACGCAACTATGTCAAATAAAAGAATGGATGTTATTAGCGATGGAGATCCTTATCCTGCTCTTGCTGGCAATCCTCTTGTTAACAACGGATCAAGCTCAAGAACTTTCCCAGGTAGTTCAAACAATATAATTGATCAGGCTTATAATTTCTTGTTTACTTATCGTGGTGGATTAAATACAAATAATCCTCAGGACACAGCTTCTGGGTCCATGGGGGTGGCCGTAAACGGGGTAGTATTATTAAACCCATCAGCAGGCACAGGGTCGCTACCAGGAGGAACAGACCTACCATCAACAGGATATCATTTTAATGCAGTTTTGAATAAATCATTGTTTAATGTCGATGATTGTGGAGCAAGTCCAGACGCAAATGGAGTTTATGGATATCGTGATGGATCATTCCTGGCAAACTGCTGGTCTACTAGTAAATTCTACAGTCAAAACACCTACTACAGCAACAGTGCTTATCTAGGTGATCATTTTAGGCACACTGATGGGCATTCAAAAATATTAGGATTTTGTTTTGATGGATACCCAGTTTATGGTCCATATGGATACACAGACTCAATATTATCGAGTAGTGGAGTGTCACAAATGTTGTCCTCATATATAACGGCCACCACAGAAAAAGGTGGTCGTAGTTATAACTATGACCAATACCCAGCAGGGTCTTTCATAGAAGATTATGATTACAGCCAAGCAGATTACCTTCCAAATCCATACCTAGATGAACACAATGGAAGATATTGCGTCACGCCAGAATATCCAAACGGTACATACGCCTATTTCTTAACATTTGCGTCTGGTGATTTAAACACTCCCACCTATCCTTATATTTTTGGTCCAAAAACCAAACAAATAAGGGAGGCTGGTGGTGCTCAAAACCAGGGATCAGGAGCATATGCATTCTATATAAATATAACATCTATCTCAAATACATCATATGCGTTAAATGGAAAAGATAGAAACGGCAATCTAACAGGCAACAATTTATCTATAAATGTAAAAGTTGGAGATGCCTTAATATTTAATGTATCTTCATCTGGGCAACCATTATGGCTAAAGCAGTATGACATTACTGGAGCGGGGTCTTCATTGGTGGGAGTAAACAATAACGGAACAGATAATGGAACTGTGGCTTGGATACCAAATTCTCCCGGAGTTTATTACTACATATCAGAAAATAGCTTTAATATGCATGGCAGCATAGTTGTAGTTTCTTGAAAAATATTATTGTTCTGGCATTTCTACTATAATAGGATAACTATTAAGGAGCAATCAAATGTCAGAAATAAAAGAAAAAATATCCGAATTACTCAAGAATGACGTAGTTTCTCGACACAGTTACTTTCAATTAAAATATTTTTTAATTGGAAAAGAGCCAACTAATCAAGCAAAAATGTGGCAATGCTTAAGAGAATTAAAGGCTAGGCAAGAGGTATTAGATAGTGCCGACCTTCAAATAGAAGAAGAAAAAGACAATTTAGAGATATGTAATATTAACTTACAGAGAATAGATAGTAAAGAAAAAGAAATAGAAGATGAGCTTGATTTAAGGGAACTTGCAATAAAGAAGAGGCAAATAAAAAGAAATACATTGAGTATTTCTAATAATATTCAGTCCTTGTTGAGTAAGAAAAAAGACACAGAAGAGGAGTGTGAGTTTTTCATTCAAACATTCAAAAGCATAGAAAAAACAGAGCCTTTAAAATATTTCGATGATTTGGATTCACAAAAAGAATATTGGGGTACTAAGCTTTTAGAAAAAATCAATTTAAAATTATTACTTCAAAATAATATAGATATAGATCTTGTTGAAACGGCACTATCATTACCGGATGATGTTCCGATTAAAAAACAAGTTTTAAGCAAACTGAACTATCTACAAAGTAATATGTTAAAAATAAAAGAAGGGTTTCAAGAAAAAATAGGTAAAAATAGTGGCGAGAATTGATAGTTTAAGAGATGGTTATCAGACTGGGGATTTATCGTTGTATCCAGAAGCACTGGATGGCAAGGAAAGTCTATACGAAGTCAAGAATAACGCTGAGACAAAATTAACCCAGAGCCTGAGTTATTCTGGAGGCAGGGTGATCGTTGGAGATACATCTAGTTTTCCCGACAAGGGAATAATAAAAATAAGCGGAAATAACGATAAGCAAGGAGAGCTAATTTATTATGGATCTAAAACATCTAATACATTTACAAATTTAGTTCGTGGATTTGCAGGCTCTAGACAAAACCAATGGGATATAAATTCTAAAGTAGGAAATACAGTTAGTGCAGAACATCACAATGCCGTAAAAGACGCCATAATGAAGATAGAAACTAATCTTGGCCTGGTTCAGAGTCCAAATCCAATATCTCTAAATGGAATATTAAAAATTCAAGAAAACAGATTTTTAACTCCAAAACCACTATTCAGAGCATACCCAGCAAGTGGCTCGCCTCCTTTATCTGTGACTTTTCAAAATTTCAGTACAGGACCTTTAGTAAGATATTTTTGGGATTTTGGAGATGGCGAAACTTCCACAGAAAAAAATCCTATTCATAAATATGTAACAGAAGGTTCATATAGTGTTGAATTAAATGTTGTGAGTGTATTGGGCGGACAGGCGATAATGACCAAAAGTAATTATGTATTAGTTTCTAATGAAGAGAAACAACCATTTTTCTACATATCTTTAGTAAATAATCCCCAACCAAACAATCTATCTGGGGCGATAGTGGCAAACTATTTAAATACTAACTCTGGTTATGGCCCTACTATTTTTGAATTTATAGATCAAACAGATGGAGATATACAAGAAAGATATTGGAACTTTAATTCCCCTGGTAGATTGATTCGAAAATTATATAAATGTTCTTGGACAATTATATCGTCTCAAGGAAAAACTTATAAAATAACTGTGGCCGGTAAAAATGCTAAAGATAATTTCTATGGAAAACAATTATCTTTAATTGTTGGTGATAATTGTTATATAATGAATATAAATAGCATTAAGTATGGTTTAGTAGACCCGATGACACAACAAATTGATGAAGAAAATTCAAAACATTGTGATTTAAACGGGGCTACTCCAATTTATAAAACAGAAATTATAGCCACTATAGCTGGTGGCTCGGACAGAAGCTTGTCCAGTAATGGTGTCGCAAAAATAGGAGCTATTGAAAATGAGTCTATTTTAAATTACAGAGAAATTGATCCAAACATACATGTATCATACTTTATTTATGAGAAACAGTATTCTCGGCCACAACCCAGTGTTTTTGTTTTGTATAAAAACCAAGTAATCAAAAAAGCTTTTCTCAAGAAAGAAAACACAATAGAAATAATATAATGACTTTAAGTAATTATCCATACGATTTTGACAACAATCAAAACCTTTATGTAGTACATGACTATTTAAGGTTGAAACTTGCTGAGGACTATAGTCCCGGAGACACCAGTATTACAGTTTATGAAAATACTAGTGTTATGTCTAGATTCCCGGGGTCTGCGGAAGGTGGTGGAATAATAACTCTTACGGATCAGTGCACTAATCCCGAAGAAAGAGCCATATCTTTTACCTATACATCTAAAACAACCACAACATTTGAAGGAATAAAAATAGTTCCTGGATTTAAGGATGTTGCAAAGTATAAAGATTTAACTAATGTTACACAAAATGTGATGGCTCAACATCACAATACATTAAAAGATTCAATTATAGCAATAGAAAAATTTGCTGGGTTGCAGGGCTCTAAAGCAGAAATGCCATTAACGGGAACTGTTGAAGAAAGAATTAATTACTTAAGAAGTATAGTTTTAATTCCAAAAGCATGGTTTAGTGTAGACAAAAGAGTTGGGGTTTTAATACCAACACCAGAAAGTACATGCAATAGTAAAAAAGGATTAACTGTAAATTTCACCGATCTCAGTTTCAGATTAGGAACAGATGGATCAAGCGAGAAACTTAAACACACCTGGTATTTCAATTTAAAGCCAACCATTAATGATTACGGAATACCAATAAATAAAGCACCTAATGATAAAGAAATAACATTAAACAATATTGATTTTTATTATAATGATGAACCTCAGTATAAAGAAGTTTTATCTTATGAAACTATAGTTAATGATTTAGTAGTATCTGAGAATCAAATTAAACAACACATATACTGTTCCGCAGGGATCTATACAGTTGCATTAAAAGTAGAGAATGATTTTGGAGAAGACACAGTAATTTTCGATGATTTAATAAATGTAAAAGAAATTTGCCCAGATGAAGCCGAGTTACAGTTTACTACTAGGTTAATGCAATTTATATTTAATGGAAATTTAAGAACTCCGGTTAATGTTCCCGTAGAGATAACTGTTCAAACCTCAGGAGCAAAACCCAATGACGAAATAACAAATTATACATGGAGTATTGCTGATGACCTGAATCATTTCAACGCCAGTGCCACCAGAGCAGTTTTTAGTGTAGGTGGATTCTATGATGTTATATTGAGAGTAGATACAAAATTAAAAAATTATAGAATAACAACTCTAGAGAATCAGATAGATGTGGTAGAAAAATTAAATATGTGGCTGTGGACTATAAGTGATAATTATGACTCGATAACGCCGCATGAGTTTGGATTAATTAGCGAAACATTTAAAACTCTTTCAACTAAAATCATAAATCCAATAGATCATAGCTTTATAACAGATAATACATACATCAAGTGCGATAATTCTAAATTTTACAGGGATGAAAAATGCAGAAAAATAAGAGAATTTCAAAGAAATAACGGTTTCTCAAAAGCGAATTCAATATTATCCGGAGACGGATCAAAAGGAATAATATACTGGGCATCTGGTAGAAAGTCATCGGATCCCATTAGTAAAGAAAAAATTAATTTACAAAACTACTCGGGATTTACAGATTGCTACTCCTCTGCTTCGCAAATAGATCGACAATGGAATTGGATAGGATTATCTTCAAAGACTTCTTTGTATTTCTTTTTGGGATTAACAGACCCCAAATCAAATCAGACTAATGTTAACGTACAAAAGATATCTTTAAATAATGCCTCGCTATCAGAATCGGCTGCTGCTGTGAGTGTGTATACAAGCTTAACATATTCAAACGGAGCAGAAGAACTAAAAAATAATTCAATATTTGATTTATGGAGCAACACAGCAACCACTACAACCACAAACCCTGCTGTCAAAGAATATTACAGTTGTTACAGATCTGCATGGAGAGACGGCGCAGGATATATTTTAAAGAATCAAGACCAAGGAACTTTTTTTAGATTTAGAGGTTTTTATAAAACATCAGGCACCACCTCTAATGAAGTAACTGGAATCAAGAAAATAAATGATCTCTCTGGTCCTACAAAGGGGGAGGGAGAATTACTCAATATGACAAACGGAATATTTCTTTTTAATAATTCTGGAAGCGTTGGTGTTTTTAACTCAAGCACAAATGTGTGGGTTACTGGTGGTCCGGGCACTAATTCGAATCAATTCCGAAGTATGCAAGATGCTAATGTGCCTTTTTTCGACGATCAGAAACAAACTTTATTGGCCTCTAGTGATGAGGACCATAATGCATATATAAGTTATGACTATAGTGAAAATTCATTTATTAAATTTAATGATATAGATTTAACTTTTAAGTATATAGGTAATAGACCAAACGGAAAACAATGGCTTTCTACCATATATTAATTACAGGAAAACAAATTGAGCAAACCACCACCAAATATACTATACCCGAGGAAATACGACTCAGATGAAACCCTTTTCTTGGTCTATAACACATCAGAGTCCATTCTTGTAAAAGATAATCCACCTTGGTCGGAAACAATAGAAATAAAACCATCTTCACAAGAGCTTTGGGCAAATAATGGTTTTGCAAATATAAACGGGGAATTATTTTATTATAATTCAACCGAACTAATTTTTGATCCAGAAATAAATACAGCTGTTTCTCTTAATACCTCGGGTGTATTTGTAAAAGAAAATCACAATTTAATAAATGGAAACGCAGTTAAATTCCAGTCTATGTTAGATGTATTTTTAACTGGGAAAATTTACTACGTTGTAGAATCAACTCAAAATACATTTAAGCTGTCAGCATTAAAGAATGGTTCAGCAATTAATCCTGCTAATTCAGTCAATGTTTCTGTGGTATTAATTTTCGGGAGAGTATGTAAATTCAAGGAATGTGTAAGAAATCTTGGTGGCCAGGAGACGAAATTAAATTATGCAGGAGTTAAAGTCAGAGGATTTGTTGTTGCCGAGCATCACAATCAAATAGTAGATGCAATAATAAGTTTGGAAAATTTCATAGGGTATAATTTCACAGATGATCAAACAACATTAGATTGGAAGATAAGAAATCTAAACGCACTGCCAAACATATTTGATGATCATGCCTGCCCTAGTGTGAATTTCGTATTTGATATAATAGAAAATAATCCGACCACAGGAATAATAGCACAATATTTTATAACAATAGACAATAGTACTGCGAGTACAAATTTTAGACTAGACTTTGGAGATGGTCAGTATACAACAACTGAGTATCAAGGAACACACACCTACTCAATTGGGTCCAATTATGACCCAGCGTTAAGTGTATTTAATGATAATTGTTCAATAACACTTACCCCAACAGAAAGATTAACACCCTTAGAGCCAATAAAACAAACAATAACAGATGGATTAGATATACCGGTACCGCCTCCTCCAATAATACCTCCAATATTAATTACTCCATTTCAAGTTTCTCCAAATAAGTATAATATACCTCCGATTGTATTTCCTTGTTTGGATATAGCACAAAATAGTCCTATTGGAAATATAAACATACCTTCCAAGATAGAAATAGTGCCACCTTTAAAGATACCTTCTTTAATAAATATTACTCCAATTAATATTCCAGGAAAGATATCAATAACTCCTATTAACATCCCTGGGCAGGTGGAAATTGTTGTACCAGTTCCATTTAATATACCAAGTAGAATTGAAATCACGCCAATTAATATTCCAGGTAGAATAGCAATAGATCCAGTTCAAGTGGAGATAACTTCTAGCGGAAACGTGATACCGAGCAACATAACAATCACACCAATAAATATTCCTAGTCGCATAGTGGTAGATGCAATTTCAATAGACATAAATACATCAGGCGCCAGGATACCCAGCAACATAACCTTTAGCCCAGTCAATATAACAGTTACAGACACCATACCAAACACTATTACTGTTAATTCTCCACTAATATATTTACCTCCAGAGGTAAACGTTTACGTAAGCGGTAATCCCATACCAAACACAATAACCATAGATACATCTGGTTTAAATCTTCCAAATATTTATATTGCTCCTCCTGACTTTGCAATACCTATAAACTGGGGGCCTATACCGGAACTAAAAGCTACGGTCACCGTGGAGTGTCCCACTGGCAGTAGCAGTGGTGGTGGAACCAGTATGATAAAACCTTATGGAATGCCCGATGATAATATCATGGAGATTCAGGTTGGCGACATAGGAATTCCAAGCGTGATCAACGTGGTTGCACCTAAATTTCCAGACATAAAAGTAGATGCATCAGAAATTCCAAGTTCAATTAAGATTGAAAGAATAGAAGGAATATCAGAAATAAGGATCATTCCTCCTATAATGCCCATACCATCGGAAATAAGGATAATAAACGATACTAGAATACCCTCAAGCATACTTTTGGACGCTTCTGAATTGCCTAAATCAATCCCAATTGTTAATCTCGATATTCCAGAAAGCATAGGATTGAAGCTAATTGGAGATTTCCCATCTGAAATTAAATTGAATGCAGAGGGGATACCTGATACCATACAAGTTGTAGGAATACCACCTGTTATAGAACTCAAGGGAACAATACCAGATACAATTCAACTCGTTATGCCCGAGAAGCCTGAGATCGAAATGGTTTATAAGGGCGCTCCAATCGATGTTAAGATACAACTTGACATAAGTAAAATAACCGGAGAAGGCGATAAAGTAAATTGTGTTAGTATAGTTCCCTGTAAGTGAAGCAGCTAGAATGCAAACCAGAACCAAAAAAATAAAAAATAATGAGTTTATAAGAACTCCTAATCATAATTTCTGGGTGAGAAATTTCTGCAATTATTCTTGTCCTTATGTTGATATAAACTCAACAACCTCTGAGGGAGAATACTTTATCTTTCTTGAAAATGAATTTTACAATAATAAAAACAGATATCCATGGATAGATTCAGAAAATATTTACCATCCAACAATTGCAATAGTATCAGATGGTTATGATTTTGAAAATTCTCATAATATTATTGATGATCAGAATGTATGTGTTTTTGCTGTCAATGGTGCTTTAAAAAAATGGAAAAACAACAAATCTCCAAATTATTACATAGTCAATAATCCATACAATGAATGCCTAAATTACTTACCAAGAACAAATAGAACTTTGCCTAAATGCATAGCTTCAAGTAAAACCAACCATACTTTTTTAGAACGCTACAATGGAATAAAATACAAATATTATGCAGTAAATGAAGAAAAGGTTAGCTATAGCGGATCAAAAGAAAACATGTATCAAGTAGATGATTATAGAAATGTAATGTGTGCCTCCATTAACTTAGCATATAGATTTCAATGTAAAAAATTATTACTATTATCTTGCGACGATTCATTCGCTGAAGAGAAGCCCGGGAGCACCAAGCTTGATAATGGTTTGTATTCTTATCCTCAACAAAATTTAATATCAGAAATAATAGACTCTTGTTTATATTGGATAAAAGATAAAATAGAAATAAAGTATTATGGGCATTCTAAAAAATTAGATAATGCTGCGTATATACAACTTAGTGAAGTAAAAGAATTTACAACTAATGAAAACACCATTTGACGACAACTTCTCATTCTTAAATGAATTTAATAAGTGGATAAAACAGGACAAAGTTCCTTCCATGCCAAAACTCCAAGAAAGAGTTTATCCAAAAAATATAAAAAGTCTTGGCAGCAAAATAACAATAGATGAAGGCAATCACAAGGAAGTTAAAAAAGATTTTATAAGAACCGGTGGAACGGTGATAGGCGGAGAAGAAGATCTTTTAAAACTCGAGGTAAACTCAGGAACTTTCTACATAAACAAAAAATACATCTACTAATTAGTTCTTTTTTGAACCATATTCTTTTGTTTTGGAAAATTATTTATATTAACTAAAACTTGCGGGGTTATAAGTATCATTGGGCTGCCGTTTACAGGAATATTTGAATATCCTCTCATTTTTAAGTTAAGCTTAAGTTCGTCAAAATCGGCAGCAGTTTGAACCCAAGGTTCCCAATATATTTTATTTTGATCAATAATATCAGATATAGTACCTTCCCAGCTCGGAGGAAGACCAAGTATTTTAATATTAGATAAAGGAATCGGATTAATTTCTCTACATAATAGCTTGGCAATTATTTGAATTCCCTTTTTATCTCTCTTGGCGAGATAAAGCCATAAAACTTTAAGATCTTTTTGTTTGTTCATGCTATTAGTTATTATCTGTAATTTTTTATTTTACCAACGTATATAACATATATGAGTACATTTAAGGTAAAACTAAAAAATACAGTTCAGGGATTATTGGATATATACGACAACAACATAAGTATTCAAAGAAGTATTTATGTTTCAGGACCTCTTGGAAAACACAGAGAATTAAAAGATGGCCAAGTGTTTATAGATTCTAATTATTGGAAAAGATATGCATATCCACAAGCTTCACTAGAGGACGCATTTATAGAAGTTCTAGTTGATGACGGATCTGTTTATGTGGATAAAACAAATAATAACGCCCCTAGAGTCTACACGTTATCTGTGGAGGGCGCTTTTAATAATAATGTGGTAGACCTAGGAGCCAGTGAATTTGCTGAGTTTGTTCAAATATCTAATAGAGGATCCGAGACAATCAGCGTAAGAATAAATTCATCCAATGAGGCAATATTTGAACTTTTGGGCAGCGAAACACAAGTTTTTAATACAGGTGATTTAAATATACAAAAGATAGAGTTCCTGAACGAGAGTCAAGAAGCCGTCCCAGTTCAGGTGATAGCATCGGTTAACGTAGTATCAGGAAGTTAATATGCCGCAACTCATTAAACCAAACGATGTGAGAATAGTCACAAAAGACGGAGAAGTTAAAATATCCATATCTTTGGATCTAAACATAAACATGGGTGAAATCTCAGGTGGTGTCAACATACTCAAGAGTGATGTTGAGAGTAAAACGACCAAAAAAGAAGAAGATAAAATCCAGTGGGCTATACCGGATTTTGCACCAACAGAAAAAATAAATTTTGGAAAGTAGGTAAAAAATGGCTATTGGAGCAGATTGTGGAACTTATAATTTAATCAATTGCAAAAGAGATGATGAGGGTAATTTTTCTTACAAGAAAGAAGTAAATGCATTCATAGAGCTCCCACTGGAGAACCGATTTGTTTTCAATATGATGAAACAAGCTGGTGTTCCGTTGATAGAGAGAGATAGTATAGCATATGCGCTTGGTGAGGCAGCGGTCAACATGGCTTATACCATGAACAGTCTCGAATTAAAAAGACCGATGGTGGCGGGGTGTGTTAATCCAAAGGAAAAAGATGCGTTTCAGATAATGAGCATCATGCTCCACAGTCTTATAGGAGAAGTTTCAAAAGACAAAGAACTTCTCTACTATAGCGTTCCGGCAAATGCCATCAACGAAGAGACTGACGCTGATTATCACGGCAAAATCTTAGAAGCCATATTCAAGTCATATAGATCAGAGAAAGGCTTCTCAGTCGATCCTAGGCCCATTAATGAGGCATTGGCCATAATATATGCTGAACTAGCTCATAAATCATATACGGGGATTTCGGCCTCTTTTGGAGGCGGAATGGTAAATGTTTGTTATGCAATGTTTGGAAATCCAATATTCAGCTTCTCGATAGTAAACAGTGGCGACTGGATTGATAAAATGGCTGGAAAAGCCGTTGGGGAAAGTCCAACTTTTATCAATAAGGAAAAAACAAAAATAGACTTAACAAAACCAGCCACTACTCTTGTTGAGAGAGCAATACAAACCCAGTACAGATTGATGATAGAACACACTGTGACTGAGATCAAAAAAGGTTTCGCTAATGTTCAGAAAAATGTAAGAACAGAAGATGAAGTAGACTTTGTTGTTGCTGGTGGAACTGCGAGTCCAAATGGATTCAAAGATATGCTTGGCGAGTGCTTAAGACAAGCTGACATACCTGTTAAGATAGGCCAGATCATCAAACCAGAAGATAATCTATATTCTGTTGCAAAAGGCTGTTTATTAGCAGCCGAAAATGCAAAATAATTATTCTTTAACTATATTATTACATGGAAAAAAATAAAAGTGTTAGTGACTTAGGTTCTGCGGCATACATATTGATGCACAATTATCGTGTGGTTGGCCGTAAAGGTAAAGAAATAATCTTCGAAGCAGAGAACGAAGGAAAATTCGATGAGCTTTGCCTAGACTATCTATCGAGCGAATTCCATAGATTCGATAGTTGCATAATGTCTCTAAAGAAGATAAAAGAATATAATTTCGATTCTAAGAACACAAGATTCGCAACTGACCTAGGTGTTGCTGCATATATTTTAATGCATAAATATAAAGTTTTAGGCAAGCGTGGCAAATCAATATACTTCGAAGTAGAAAACGAAGAAGTAAACATCAAGTTTCAAGACTTGGCACTGGAGTATCTATCTAGCGACTTCCACAGATTCGATAGTTGCCTTATGTCGCTAAAGAAAATCGGAGAATATATTTCTGAGTCCAATTGATATATAGTTATTATGGAAGCAACTGATATCGAGAAGAAAAAATTAGAATTATCCGGTAAAATAGATGAATTAATAGCAGATCTAAAAAATAGATTCTTAGCTTTATCTAAAGAAGGTCCAATTGGAACTGGCCCTGAGGGCAAAGTTGGAGTTTGGGACCGTGTTAAAAATTGGTGGAATAAACTTCGATACGGTAAATTTGGCAATCTTTCTCAGGTGGAAAAGGAGCCAGAGTTGCCCGTACCCGCTGGGTCAGTTGAAAAAGCTGAGGAGCCAAAATCAGAATGTATTCAATTTTCTTTTCAAGAATACAGAGTTCTTAAAAATAGTTGCAGTGAACTAGAACTTGTTATAGAAAAAAATCAAGAGAGCTTGAACGAAGAAGAGTCGGATAACTTAAAAAATCTAAAACTATTCCGAATAATAGATGATTGGGGAAAGAAGTTCAAGCAAGTAATGCTGGATTTGGTCTATCCTGATAGATCAAACAATTGGATTGTTAAACCAGTATCAAGCACAGGGGTGAGATCAGCCGAACCTACCGTGGGACCAGTAAGTGCAAGACCGGTTGCAGGAGACACATCTGCCGGGGAGCCAGAGCCAGAAGCAGAAGCAGAAATAGTAACAAACCCAAAAAGAAAATCTGCAGTAAGGTCGAGTGCAAGGGTAAAAATAAAAGCAGCAAAAAAGACAAAAAAAAGAACAGAAAAAAAATCGGCTGCGGCATCAGAAGAAGAATTGATAGATTCTCCCGAAGCCGTTCAAAGAGCACTAGAAAGATTAAAATCAAAGCACTCAGATATTGAAATAGGGTAATGATTACTGAATCAATCTTTTTTTATAAGCGAGTTTAGACTGTTGATGTCGATCTTTTCTCCATCATTAAATACTAAGTTCTTATCAGTTGATTTCTCGGATTTATTACTTTTGAATTCTTTTATTATGTCTTGATGCTCGGGATTATCTGGGTCCAACTGCTGTTCTTCGCAGATACCAACAATATTACTGAAGAAGAAAAAGTTCTTGCATCCTGTAATTGGATGAATGGTTTCTATCCCGTCTATATAAATGTTTTTACAAATACCTGTGAAGTAATCATTAAACTGTTCTTCTGTAAACTTTCTACCTGTGTGTATTGTGAAAACAGTTATTGGTTTTTCAATAAAATGTCTAAATTTTTCTAAATCTTGGCTCATATTTCACATTCCTTTTATTTTGAAGTAATCTCCGCCAGTGCCAATTGGAGCTTGAAAGTCTAGGTTTTTCCTAGAGGCCAAGATATAATTCTTAAGTATCTTAGGCCCTTCTTTAATATACATTTCATTCCAATCTTTATAAGATTTGTATGGGCTAACAAACATTAATCTCTGGTCTGACCCGTTTGTTTGCATATTTTGACTTGCCATCATGCTCATTGATGTGCTGCCCTGAAGACCAGCTTTATCATTATCTAAACATATAACGATTTTATAATCCTTTATCAACGACATTTGCTTTTCACTAAGATTTTTACCGCCACATGCAATAGAGTTTAACCCAGAGTTGTGAATGCTTAAAGCATCAAACTCTCCTTCGCACATATATACAAAACTATCTTTTTCAGGCCACGATCCACCAGCCATAAAAAGAACATCGCCCTTACCAACACCTATGCTTTTATCTGGTCCTAGATATCTTAAACTAGATTTGCCAACATGTCTGGCGTTGAAGTAGAATAAATCCCCATCTTTATCATAATAAGGTATTACTATTCTAGCTTTGTATGGTGCCGTTCTGCATATATAAAGTCCATCAACAGGTATTTTTCTTTTTTCCAGATACTCAGTAGCCAAATTTCTCCAAAAATTATTTTTCGGCAAACTACTTATTAAGCTGCTTCCTTCTGGCAGGGTTATCGTCTTTTTTTCTATAACTATGGGCTCTGATTCTTGCTCATCCAGGCTATCAAAAAAATCATATAACTTATCTTCTAGTTCTCTTATACTAGTTCTGCCATTTAAAGTAAGATAGGCGTCCTCGTAAGAACACTTATCTACTATTTGTATGAGCTTTACTAAGCTTCCCTTTTTATCGGTCTTAAAGCAATGAAAGACGCCATTCTTTCTCTTGGTTTTACCGCCAGAAGGAGAGCACCATAAGTGATGTTTCGAGTCTTCTGTGAATACAGAATTTACTCTGATCTCAGTTCCGTGGACAACAATATCGTCCAATGCCTTTTCGGCCCACTTCTTAAAGTTGTCAAAAATATCACTCATGTTTAAACTATAATAGTACAATGAAAATACAACACATATCAGTCAGCAGAAAACAACTTTGGGACCAATGTGAGCAGGCGTACAAGTATAAATATCACCTAGAGATTAAGTCGCCCGAGCCGGAACCAGAATACTTCTTGTATGGAAAACTTGTCCATAAGATAGCAGAAGAATACGTAAAAAACAAGGGAGAAGTTGAAATAGAGAGTTTTTTACACCCATATTTAAAAGGAGAACTACTTCTTGAAAATAAAAAAGTGGAACTAACCAAAGATTATAAAAACAAATTAAAAGAACATTTGACTAATATTAAAAAATTAAACGACAGAATTGGATTCGATGGAGAAACAGAATACTTTTTTAAGTATGATCTCGAGCCATCAAAAGAAAAATTTGTTACAGGGGTCATAGATCGAATTTTAATAAAAGATGAGAAATGTTTTATCATAGATTATAAGACCACAAAAAAAGGATTTTGGAGAAAGAATTCAGACACTATTAGAAAAGATATTCAGCTTCTCTGCTATGCCAGGGTCGTTCAAAAGAATTTTGGAATAAAGCCAGAGAACATAAGGGCTGCTCTTTATTATTTGGATGGGGGGAATATAGTTCCAACAAAATTCAATGAATCTATGTTAATAAACGCAGAAGATTTGCTTTTACACACATACAATAATATAGTTGAAAAAGATCCCGAAGTAGTTAGAGGTAGAGTGGGCAATCATTGCAATAGATGCGACTTTAGAAAAATGTGCACTTGGTACAGATCCAATTAAAATGCTAATTTGGGTACTAAAATCAAGTCTTCATCAATCATCTTGTTGTTTTTTCCGTCCACTATTTTAATCTTCTTTGCATCAGCTCCAACAAGGAGCCAAGAATACCCATTCTTAGACCAAAATTCATGTATTACGGACAATGGGGTGAAAAATCCTTGACCACTTCCATCTAAGTCTGTTGTCCCCCAACAAGTACCAATATAATAATCATTATTGTCCATTAATCCCCCGCCTGATCGCCCAGGTCTTGGTGAGTTTCTAATTGTGACTAAATTTCCACCATCTATTCTTACTATTTCAACATTATAATGAGCAACTTCTTTGGCTCCGTCGCAACCAAGAGAGTGAACTTGTTCGCCTTCTTGATAAATATAATCCTTAGAGGCTATCGGGAAATAATTTGGCTCCCAATCTGGGTGAAAGCTCACTAATGATGTATCGCATCCATCTACAAAACTATAAAAGTTCAAATCAGCATCATACGTTTTAGGTTCTTTTAATTTCTCTTCATTGTGATACCAAGTAGTAACCTTGCAAGTTATTTTTTTCTCTTTTGCTTTAGTTGAACTTAAAGTGCCAGGTTGCCATAAATGGCCGCAACTCGCAACATATGCTGTGTTAGTTTTTTTATCATAAAACACAATAGTCCCAGAACCGGCTCCTCCATTAACACTGATTTTTAAAGATGCCGATAAATACTTTCTGTATTCTATTCCCCTTTGCTCCATTGGAGCACCATAGAGTTCTATGGTCTTGTTTAATGGAATAGGCCTAACTAGCTGCATATTGTCGATATTTTCGATATCTCTAGCTCCAGCATAATTAATAAGTGTATTTAATATCAAAAATAAAGTTAAAAAGTATTTTTTCATGATATATTATATATTATGCCCCAAATACTTTCTATTAGCCACAATATATTTTTAAGCAGAGAACAAAGATACGTCCTTAACAGAAAAGAGGCTATAGAAGTTGTCGGGACTAATATTCCTGTCTGGTTTTTTGGTGATAAAACATCAGAACCTGGTAGGGAGATATTTTGTAATTATAGGATATATCCCTACAAAAGTGTTATTAAAAACATAAAAATTAGGAAAGATGGATATGATATATTTCTTTTGCAGGAGAGGGAAGATATAGGATCTGTGCCCTCAAAAATTAAAAAGTTCTTTAACAAAAAGGGAATGGCGCCAAGCGTAATTTCACTTTTAGACATAAAAGATAGAGGAGCAGAGTGGCTGTATTTTAAGTCTTACGACCGAAAATATATGAATATAGTTCATAGCGTAGAAATACAAAAAATCGAAAATTTAACAGAATCTTTAATAATCTAAAAGTCTATATAAGTTATATTATGCGTGCAGTAATACAAGAACAAAGCGTTATTTTAAAAGAATTACTATCCTCTGGGGGGTATTACGCCAAGCTATTCACAAACGATCTTTTGAATTGCGAAGACACGCCAGGAGAAATCCTATTCCAAGAACCAACTTTTAGCGGATATTCTTCAAAGTCTTTAAACTCAAGTTTGTGGAAATTATCCGTATCGACGACAAAACATTTGTATTGTGATTATCAACAATCTTTAATATGGGAAAATACAAATATAAATTCAAGCGAAACGGTATATGGGTATTTTGTCACAAATAATAACAATAAAGTTTTATGGTTTGAGAAGTTTGATACACCAGGAAGCATTCAGCAGAATGAAAAAATATTAGTAGATATAAAAATTTACCTTAATGATTATGATTATCCGCAAAATACTATTACTGTGGTTGTTGAGGGAAGTTCAGGCATACCAGAAAATGTTAATATTTATCCAGAAAACATAAAATGGGGCGGAATTAGCTATCCATATATTTTCATGGATTTAATGAACAGTGATTGGACTCCTAATCAAAACATAATATGTCTGGGGATTGATAATACAATAAATATTTGCCAAAGTAACCCCTTGAGTTTTGATTTAAACGTAACTGCCATTGGGTGCAGTGGATACAAACAAAATATAATTATCACCAACACTGGGAATAACATTCTGAGGGTTAATTTACAACCAACTACAACCACTACAGTAGAACCAACTACAACCACTACAGTAGAACCAACTACAACCACTACAGTAGAACCAACTACAACCACTACAGTAGAACCAACAACAACCACTACAGA